AAACACCCTGACAAGCTTTAAGAAGGTCAGCATTAGAAAAACCCAAGACTTTTCGAACAAGAATAGCTCGGTCTTCAGGTTTAAGTTTCCCGAGATAATAAGTATTTCCGACCTTAATCAAATCGGAATCGAGTTGACGAGAAATAACATTCAAAACATCAGAAAAAGAAGTTTCTTTAAATTCTGCAAAGATTTTCTTCTCAGAAAGGGAAGCTGAAAAAACAAGACCACAATTAAAGTAGTCCGAAAGGATACGGGAAAGAGTAGAAAGGGGGATCCCAGAAGCTGAAAGAGTGATCCGCTGATCAGAGAAGACACGATCAGAAGAGCGAGGAAGAGATAAAGAAGAATTATCAGGCGAATAAAGCTTAAAAAAGGGATCGGACTCAAGAGAATCGTCACGACAACTAATACATAGTAATGCAGACATCACCATCAATATAATAACAGCGATCCGTGGAATCAATGCGAATAACCGTTTTCCCCTCAAACCGGCCTTCATCAGGACCAGTAAAAACAAAGCCAACAGAAATCTTTTTACCGGATTGAAGCCAACATTTGCCATCGAAAAATAAAGCTGGTTTGTGTTCATTTTCAATAAGTTTCCTTTTTTCCTCTAAATATTTAAGACGTTCAAAAGAATCAACAGAGTTAGTATTAGAAGGAGGAGAAGAAGATTTACGAGAAGAACGAGAATCAGAGGAAAAAGGAATCGAAGCAGAAGCAACAGAACCAGTGACACAAACCGAAGTTTTAGAAGGATTTTGAGATTTATACATTTTTTGAGTTCCAGACATCCAGCCACGAATTAAAAAATTAAGACCACCAAAAAAACAAAGCCAGAGAACTAAAAATAAAAGAAAAATACGGATAAAAAGGGTTAAAAAATTACGGCGAACAAACCAAAGAAGAAGAGAAAAACGGGAACGTTTTTGAAATTCATGCTCAGGCGCACGATCATCATTAACGGAACCATCGGATTTTTCTTGTAAACTGGCATTATAAGAATTATAGAAACGGAAATAGTCAGGAGTAATCAAAAAACGGGAGACATGATTAGTTTTCCAGCGAGTATCTTGTTTACGCTTTTCGTAAACAAATACCGTTTTGTGAAATGAACCTAAAAAACCGGCTTTTAACTCGTACCAATCGGACATACAAATCTTAAAGAAGGGGTCCCGCAAATCCTCACCCGGAACAAGCTCAAGACGAACTGAAACCCGGCCGGTTAAGACCTGGTGGACTTGCTGTACATCTTGCGTTAATCCTTCAAAAGTACAACCACGGTGCCGGATCTCGCCAAGAAAATCATCCCACTGTTTCAAAACTGAATCAGAACAACGATCGTTTATAAAATTGTGAATCTCATCGATCGCAATATGACAATACTTGAGGTCGCGACCTTTAAAATAATCCCAAGGCCCAGAAAAGCCAGAACGCCACATTTGAAGAACATCATCAGGAATGATTTCGATTCGATTTTTAATATCTTCAACAGTTACCGGCTTACGAAAAATACCAAAAATCCCACGCTTACGATTAATTTTTTGAGATACAAAATCGGCAACCTCATCAACACGAACAGGAAAATTTGAAATATGGACGGCTTTAGAATTTACAAGAAAATCATCAACCAAAAAACGAGCACAACGAACATAAGTTTTACCGGAACCCGGAACACCAGTTGTAAGAATAATGACAGACATAGTCAGCCAACAAAGGGAATGAAAATCTTTACGACGAGCTTAACAGTGATGAAAACAGCAATAAAAGCAAAAAAAAGGCTGATAACGATTCCCGCCTCATAAAGAGGGAAGAAACTGTTAATCACTGGAACCCATTCATTTAGATTAGAAACTTCAGACCAATACGAAGAAAGATCGGGGCAAACATCGGCAATTTGCTGAAGAATTGAATCTCCGAAAGAAGTTAAAAGA